ATCGCTGAACACTTGAGAGCCTTAGAAACTTCACAGTTCTATAAAAATTCACGGCGCTTTAATTTCGAAATTTCTTGTTTAAAGTACAATGCAATGCATGGAGAAGTTGGGAATGCAACTATTGGTTCTGTCGTTGGTCGTCGCTTTGACGAGTTGGCCTACTTTCATAGAGTGGGCCTACTCCGAAACATCCCCCGTAAGGGGAATGCTGCAACAATCAAACTCGGTTATCGGTGGTTTTTCACGTCAGCTCGCCTCGTCTTGGTCAATGGTCGCTATGAACTGGGGGAAGATCAACTGGTCTTACTTACGGATCGCGCTCGTGACCGCGTCGTGTCGCATGTCAATTGGAACAAGCAAGTTGTGGTGGATTCTGACTACTATGAACATTACCTCGCGCCTAATCATATTGATAGGGTGCTTGGTGGTGTACAATATTAGGCAGGAACTACTACAGGTCTTTTTATTTTCTGCCAAAGGATACTGGTTTCTGTTTTCTTGGCTTTTCCAACTACCGATACATTGGGTCAAACTGATGTGGTCGGGGCTTGTCTTCCTTGTGTGGACAATGCCGAAAGCGATTGGTTACGACTCCTTCCGGAGCGTTTACATTCGCTGGAGTGTTAGGAAAGCCATGTCAACGGTCACAAAAGAATCCGGCCCGGTCGAAACTGAAATGGATCTTCTCCGTCAAATCCTCGCAGCAACGAGGAATGCCCGATACAAAGAGTCTCTGCAGTCCGGAAGTCCCACAATCCCGTGTGACGTCTGGCCTCGCCATCTCATTGCTATCAGGAATTCAATAGGTGCTCACGTCGGGTTTGGCTTTGTCATTGTCCACGGAGGCAAGAATGTACTGTTGTCGGCAGCCCACGTATTTAGGGATGTGTCGACCGGCGGAACGTTGAATGCTAACGGGACTTCTCTCAAGATCGACACAACTTGGAAACTGGTGGTTAAAACTACCATGGACTTCGCTGGTGTACAGATCCCTGAGACTTTCGCCTCGCAATTGGGAATTGTAAAGATGAAACTTGCCAAGACAGCCGGTATCGGCTCAGCGGTTTCAACTTATGGGTTCATAAACGGGAACATGGTCAAAACTATTGGCGTGATCTCGGGTGTGGCTGACCGCATGAAGGTCAAACACACCTGCTCAACTCTCCCCGGCTTTTGCGGCTCTCCATTGATTACTGGAGAGAAGACGGTCGTGGGCTTACACATTGAGTCTGATGGAATGGGTTACAACTATGCCCAGTCCCTAGATGTGATGGTCGTGAGAAAGGAAGGCAAAGCTGCCGACGATTACTCTGACGATAAGAACGTTTTCTATATGGATGACGATCTTAATGCTCAGGAGGAACAGGCGGAGATGATATCGATGTACGGTCTTGAAGAAGGAATGGGAGTCATCGGTCGTCGAGCAAAGCGTGCTATGCGCTTACTTGGTGACACGACAGCTTACAACTTCTCAACCAGTGCCAAGGACTACGTTATTGGCTCAAGTACTTTCGCTGACACACGGAAATGGTCGGATTCTTACGATGATGACTTGCCGAGTCTGGACGATTGGAAAGAGCAAGGCGATGTCAAAGGCAAGGGCAAGGCTAAGGAGTCGGGTTTTCAGTCGGGCTCGGAGGAGGCCCTATCTCCATCGGACTTGGGGGATATCTCTGGCAAGAAGAAGAAGAAGGCCCGCAAGCCGAAGAAGAAGACGAGCAGTACCCCCTCAGGTACGTCGGGCGCTTCGGGAAGCCAACAGGAGGAAACGTCAAAGGACAGCAAATCCCAACCGGCACAGAGCGAAGAATCTGGGAAGCACTCCGAAATTGGAGATGGCCCAGCCGAAACGCCGAAGCCACCAGGAAGTCCCTCTACGTCCACTCCCGTGGGCTTAAAACAGGCGAGCGTGTCCCCACCGAAGCCGAAAAAGAACAAGTCATTGAAGCGCTCTGCGAAAGCGGAGAGTATCCAAGAACTAATGTCCCGGATTGCTTTGTTAGAGGCGAGTCTGGCTACTCGAGAATTACCTTCTCAGAAGCCGATTTCGACTCCGTCAGAGTAAGCACTGAGCGCGACGTGGTTAAGGATTCCACACCAGGATATCCTTACACCGTGTTGGGCGCAAATAACGGCATGGTACTGGAACAATATGGCAGTTTTATTTGGCAATCGGTTTCTAGGCAATGGAACGCAGCAATAGCTCTTGGCGAGGAAGTATTTTCTCTTGGCCCGAGTGAACCCGTGCGCGCCGGTGTGTGTGACCCCATAAAGGTCTTCATCAAGGATGAGCCTCATAAGCTCTCTAAAATCACCTCCGGCAAGCTCAGGATCATCTCGGGTTGTTCCTTGGTCGATCAGATCAAGACGAGACTTTTGTGCAAACGTCAGAACAAGTCAGAGATAGCGAACTGGGAATCAACTCCTAGTAAACCAGGTCTTGGGCTTCATGACGACGGACTACTCATTATTGAGCAAGTTGCACGAGAGTTCTTCAAGCACGGGAAAGTGGCTGAAACGGACGTGAGCGGCTGGGACTGGAGTGTCAAGGATTGGGAACTATCGATGGATGCTGAGGCGAGAAGACGATTAGCAGGTGCCCGCAAGGGAGGCCTCTTTGATTTCTTGCTTCGCGTTCATGCGCATTGCGTAGCCAACAGCGTGTTTGTCACCCCCGACGGATGCATGTTCGAACAAACGATTCCCGGAAAACAACTTAGTGGCGACTACAACACAAGCTCTACGAATTCTCGTATGAGGGTGATGGCTAGTATGCTCGCACGAGTGTGGTCCGGTCGAGATCCTTTGGTTGATGGACGTGTGTGTGTTGCAGCGATGGGAGACGACTCGTTCGAGGTTAGCTTCGCCGGATTGCAGGAACAGTTGAACGCAATGGGTCATGTGGTCCGCTTTGTGAAAGAGAATGAGGTGGTGGAGGGTTTAGCTTTCTGCAGCCAAATCTTTGATGGACAAGGTGGTGCTTATCCAGAAGACCCTAGTAAGACTGTATACCGCTTCCTATCGCATAAACCTGGTGACCCAGCTTATCTCGAGCTGTGGGCTCAACTGTCGTGGTATCTGCGGCACCTGAAGTCACCGGAATTGAGGGTGGTAATCGAGAAAATGGCTATGGGACGGATTGAGCGTTCCGAAAATTTGCGAAATGGCAACCCCAGCACAACGAGCAGCGCGCCGACGAAGGAGAGCGCGAGCAAGACAGCAAGCGGGGCGTGGGCAGCAGCCTGGGCCCCAGAACGGGTTAAATGCTATATCTGCAACGGGTCAGGTCAGGTCGGTTCAAGTGAACTCGGTTGGAAACTTCCTCTGTAAGTCCTATGCGACTGTGGGAGAGTGGCCGATTCAAGGTTCGACATTTCCGGTTTTGGCTTCTCTAATTCGTAACGCTGTGCAGTGGCGTATCCGCTCAATGCAAGTGACCTGGACGTCTCTTACGAGCCCGGACAGTAATAAATTGTGGAGTATGATTGTGGCACCCAACGGGAACGCGTACAAACCTCCGAACTTCCATGCCTTTAAAAGCATGGGTGGTGTGATTAAACCAATGCGTCAAAGCGACTGGTCTTCTAACATACTAGGTTCACAGGAGGATTGGCACGATGCTTCCCAGGGGGGCGCTAAGATCTACGCTCTTGCGATTCCTGCTGAAACGGTGACTGTAGATGACATCGGGATATTTACATTGCGTGGTGTGATCCAATTGCGCGGTTACAAAGAGTGAGGGCATACACTGTCCAAGAGTAAAAAGATTGAAATGATAGATCAGTGTTGGTTCTGTGCTTAAAAGAAATGCTGTAATAAAGGCTACCAGCAACAGATGAAAGTAGGGTTATCGGTCGAGCAATCGGCTGGTTCACAATAGAAGGAAACTAGTACTACCTAAAGGTACGAAACCCAGCCGCCCTCAAGGGGGGGACGTGGTCTTAAGTTAGATCGAGCGTCGTCGAAGCTTTGCGCAAGCAACTAGTCGATTGCCTAGACATCTACCTATAGAGCTTGTTCCAATCCCGTG